AACGAGACTTGGATAAAGAACACGAACTTTATAGAACTCTTAATCCAAATGATGAGGATTTTATTTTTGTTCATGAAGACCCTGACCGTGGAATGTTTTTAGATAAAAGTAGAATTAGACAAGATTTAAAAATTATTGGTAATGATAAAAGATTTTTAATTTTTGATTACATTTATTTACTTAGTAAAGCAAAAGAAGTTCATGTCATGCAATCATCAATAAAAGATATGATTAATTCATATTCATTCCCTGAAACTAAATTTTTCTTACATAATTATGTGAGAAATTATGATTCTTACGCAAATACAAAAGGCTTAAACCCATTTGAAATATTATATTAATAACAACTTATAAATGAAAAAAATTAAATTAATTGACGAAAACTTAGTCGGACAACCTGGTTTGTCTCGATATATTGACCCTAAAACAAATTGGGAAAGAGAACCTGAAAATTATGACGTTGCAATTTACGTTGACCGTATGTGTTTCACTCAACCTATTGATGATACGAGAACAAACTGTGCGTGGTTAATTGAACCACCAATTATTAATGGTGAGAATTATCGAGACATTATTATAAATAAAGAAAAGTTTAAATACATTTTTACCCATCACAAAAATTTATTATCTCAATCAGATAATGTTGTGTACATACCACACGGAGGTACTTGGTTGAGAGAAGAAGATATTAATATACATGACAAATCTAAAACCGTAAGTTGTATTTTTTCTTGGAAAAATTGGAACCCTTATCATAGAATGAGATTTAGAGTTCACGATAGATTAAAAGATGATAATCGAGTTGATTTTTATGGTTCAGGATGTGACGTACAGCTTGAGTATAAAATAGATGCGTTAAAAGATTATATGTTTTCAATTGTAATTGAAAACAGTATTGAAACAGATTACTTTACCGAAAAAATACTAGATTGTTTCTTATCAGGAACAATTCCTGTTTATGTTGGGTCAAAAACAACTTCTCAATATTTTGACGAGAATGGTATTATCTATTTTGAAGGTGATGAAGATTTACCATCAATTTTAGATAAATTAAATACGGAACTTTATATGTCTAAATTAGAATCAGTTAAGAAAAATTTTGAATTAGCTAAAGAATATATGTTCCCTGAAAAATTAATTCAAAACTTTTTAAACGATAATGTATAATAATATTTTAGTAACAGCAACCAATAGTCCTTATTACGAATCATTACTAACACTGATTAGTGGTGTTCATAAATATAGTGTTGATATTGTTGATAAAATCTTTGTTTATAATTTAGGACTAGATGTTAATGAGATTAAAACATTAAACTCATTGAAAAATGTTGAAGTTTTAGAATTTCCCGAGAATTCAACTGAACTACATCCAAAATTTATGGAACCAAAATCTTATGTGTATAAAATATACTGTATGTACAATTCATCTAAGTTAGGTAAAAATGTGTTATGGATGGATTCAGGAGCTTCTCCTCTTAAATCAATAAATGTAATCTATGATAAAATTTCTGAAGATGATATTTTTTTAGTTGGTGATATTCATACAAATAGAGATTATACTCATACAGATTGTAGACAATGTTTATCTGCGAGTGAGGATGAGTTAAATGGTAAACAATTATGGGCCGGACTTGTAGGATATAAATCTAATGGTAAATACCAACATATTTTTGACGAAGCGTATAAACTATCGTTAATTCCGGGATGTTTGGATGGTAACCAAGAAAATCATAGACATGACCAAAGTATCTTATCTGTTTTGACACATAGATATGATTGCCCAAGACAAGACATTGATATGTTCGGATATTGGACTGATTGGAATCGTAATCTTAATTTAGCGATTGAGATGGGGTCGGTAATATTTGCACATAGAAGAGGTCATAATGATAAAACAAATTTGATATATGAAAATTAATTTTAATGAAATACCTAAGTTCGTAATTAACCTTGAAAGAAGACCTGATAGATTAGAGGCGGTTACGAAAGAATTTGAATACATGGGTTGGGATTTTGAAAGATTCAACGCTGTGGACACCAATAGTTATGAAGGGTGTGCCTATTCACATCAAGAAGTTGCCAGAATAATATTAGAGAGAGGTTATGAATATGCCATGGTATTTGAAGATGATATTTTTTTCATGCCATATGCAAAAGAATTGATTCCTTTGATTGAGGAAGAGTTGAGTAACATAGAATGGAGTTTTTTCCATTTTGCACCTTCAATTCACCGACCTCTTAATAAATTTTCCGAAAATTTAGTTGACCTAACTGTATTACCCCCAAAAGACCCGGATAGACATCGAGGTATTTTTGGTACATCAGGTTTTATTCTGACAAAAAAAGCGTGTGAATACATAGTTAAATGGGATACTAACGATATTATTGAGAATACTCATAAACAAGTTCCTATTGATGAATTTTTGGATAGGGCGGTTTACCCAAATATGAAATCATTTTCCGCTAAATTACCACTAGTCGTGCAAAAAAGAGATTATTCAGATATTAATAAAACATTCGATTCAAATCATTATGTGATGACATACAATTGGAATGTTTATTTTCCTGACAAATTAGATGGAAAATATTTAGATTACGATAAATGTTTAGAATTAAGAAATAATAATGAGAGTTAAAATTATAACAAGTATTTATTCGGACCTTTATGGTTCAGAACTCGGAGGAAGACCGGGAAGAAGAGACCACTATCGTTTTAGTTTATTGTCTTTATTAAAAATGACACAAGCGGATTTTGTTTGTTATACCTCTCAAAGAGAATTAGAAGACTTAAAAGAGTTTTTTTATAAAAATCATGAGATATCAGAAGATAGATTAAAATTTGTTTTATTTGATTTATCACAAAATGAGTATGTAGAATTGATTAACAGTGTTAAAGATGTTGAAAGTATAAAAAAATCAGATAGATGTTATGAAATCCAATATTCTAAATTTTCTTGGTTTAAAAATGAAGATAAGAGTTATGATTATTATTTTTGGTTTGATGCCGGATTATCTCACACAGGGTTAATACCTAATAAATATTTGTCAGGTCAGGGTCATAGATTTTATTATGAATCGTCATTGTTTAATAATGATTTTTTAAATAATTTAATAAAATATTCTGATGATAAGTTTATAATGGTTGCAAAAGAAAACTCAAGAAATTATTGGGAAGGTACCGTGGACTCTAAATATTATACAACATATGATAATAGTGTTCATGTTATTGGTGGTTTTTTTGGTGGTAAGACGGAATTATGGGATAAAGTAGTTAAACAATTTGATGACTATGTTAAATTGGTTTTACCCGAACAAAAAAGATTGTTTTATGAAGAACACTTTATGTCACTAATGTATCAAAACCATAAAGAGTGGTTTAAAACTTTAAACTTTGATATTTGGTGGCATTATGATAATCATAAAGAAGGTACTGAAGAATTCTTCCAAAAAAACAAAAGTTTTTATAAAATGTTAACAGAATTAAATAATATAAATGAGTAATATAACATTAGTTACCGGTATTTGGGATATTGGTCGAGGTGATTTAACTGAAGGGTGGTCAAGGTCGTATCAACATTATTTAGACAAATTTGAACAATTATTAGATGTTCAAGAAAATATGATAATTTTTGGAGATGAAAATCTTAGAGAATTTGTTTTTAAAAAAAGAAATGAGTCAAATACTCAATTTATTGTTAGACCATTAGAATGGTTTACTAAATCTGAGTTTTACCCACTTATTCAAGACATACGAAATAACCCTAATTGGTATGGACAAGTTGGTTGGTTAGAACAATCAACTCAGGCAAGATTGGAGAATTATAATCCTCTTGTAATGTCAAAAGTGTTTTTATTACACGATGCCAAAATTTTTGATAAATTCGATTCAAAATATTTATTTTGGATTGATGGGGGATTAACAAATACTGTTCATCCCGGATATTTTACTCACGATAAAGTACTTGATAAATTATCAAAATACGTTTCAAAATTTTCGTTTATTAGTTTTCCTTATGGTGCTGAGACTGAAATACACGGATTTGAATATAACAAGTTAAACTCAATTGCAGGGTCTAAAGTCAATAAAGTTTCACGAGGTGGTTTTTTTGGTGGCCCTAAAGACAGTATTGCGGATATCAATTCAATTTATTATGGATTATTGAAATCAACTCTTGAAGATGGTTATATGGGTACTGAAGAGTCGATTTTCAGTATTATGTCGTACAAACATTCTGATTTGATTAATTATTTTGAAATAGAATCTAATGGGTTAGTTGGTAAGTTTTTTGAAGATTTAAAAAATGATAGTTTAACACCAAAAAATGAATCTAAAGTAAGTGTTATTAATAATTTAGACACTAATAAAGTAGGTCTTTATGTTTTAACTTTTAATAGTCCAAATCAATTTAAAACTTTAATTAAGTCATTTGAAGCCTACGACAATGATTACCTATTAAAAACCAAGAAATACTTGTTAGATAATTCAACTGATTTATCAACTACCGAGGAATATTCGGTAATTTGTGAAGAATTTGGGTTTGAACATATTAAAAAAGATAATTTAGGGATATGTGGTGGAAGACAATGGATTGCAGAACATTTTGAAAATACGGATTTAGATTATTATTTATTCTTTGAGGACGATATGTTTTTCTTCCCAAATGAAGGTTCTGTTTGTCGAAATGGGTTTAATAGATATGTTCCAAATTTATACACTAAGTCATTAGAGATTATTAAAAAAGAAAACTTTGATTTTTTAAAACTTAATTATTCGGAGTTTTACGGTGATAACGGAACTCAATGGTCTTGGTATAATGTTCCTCAATCGATTAGATTAGAATTTTGGCCTGAAAAACCAACATTACCTCATATGGGGTTAGACCCGAACGCGCCAAAAACTAAATTCTCATCAATTTTATCTCACAAAGGATTACCATATGGTTCCGGTGAAGTTTATTATTGTAATTGGCCTCAAATAGTTAGTAGACCGGGGAATAAAAAAATGTTTTTAGATACAACATGGGCCCACCCATTTGAACAAACATGGATGAGTCATATGTACCAATTAACTAAAAAAGGTGAATTATCTTCAGGTTTATTACTTTTAACACCAACCGAACACGATAGATTCGAACATTACGGAGGAGAGTTACGTAAAGAGTCATAACGATATATTTATTGTTATGGAATTTTATATCAAACAAAACGCAACATTACCTGTATTAAAAATGCAAGTTGTTAAGGACGGTAGAGCCGGATATCAACAACTTATGCAAGATTTAGAGGTATCTACAATATTTTTTACAATGATTGACGTGGAGACGGGTATTCCTAAAATAGTATCCGCCCCCGCACAAATCGTAAATCTAATTTTACCTGACGGTGCATCTCCGGAATACTACATTTACTTTAAATTTACTTCGAGGGATACAAATACTCCGGGTAGGTATGAAGGACAATTCTTAATTAAGAATGATGAAGGTAATTTAATTCTCCCAATTCGAGAAGAACTTTATATTAATGTTCAACCAAGTTTTATTTCAGAAACTGCTTGTTGTTAATTTGATTCTTGAATTTTATTTTTTATATTTATCTACAATGAGTAAGGTGAACTTCACGATAGTGTGAAAGCCAATAAACCACTCGTAGAAAACATATGATAAACAGTGAAGAAATTGAGTCATTCCTACATGGAAATGACCCGGAAGAATTTATAGTTGCCATCGAGTATGACTACCGAGACAACTGTATCTACAAAATTAAGGAGATTCCCGGTAAAGGGAAAGAAATCCGTAAAGACACATTTACCCCATTCGCGTGGGTAGGTGATTTAAGAAATCTAAAATTTTATAACGACTCAAAGGCTGCTCAGAAAGAGGCGATGACCAAGTACGGGATTATGATTGAAAAATTAGAAACCCATGGAAACGAACGTCTTGAGAAAGGATTAACCTATATGGTTAAATCAATGAAAGGCTACCGAGAACTTATTAGTTTCTTTAGAGATGGTGGATGTGACCCATGGGGTGATAAAACCAAGGATAAAATAACTATTCTACCTCCGGTGGAACAATACCTTGTTTCCAAAGAAAAACGATTATTTAAGGGGTTTGAAAATTACAATGAAGTAACCCGAATGGTATATGACTTGGAGACGACCGCTCTTGAACCGAAGGACGGTCGTATCTTCATGATTGGAATTAAAACCAATAAAGGATTCCATAGAGTTATTGAGTGTACAGATGAAAACGAAGAGAAGGGTGCTATTATCGAATTCTTCAAAGTAATTAACGACCTTAAACCATCTATCATTGGTGGGTATAATTCAGCAAACTTTGACTGGCATTGGATATTTGAGAGAAGTAGAATCTTAGGTATTGATTTGAAAAAAGTTTGTAAGTCATTAAACCCTAACCATTCTTACACTCGTAAAGATGGTATGTTGAAATTAGCAAATGAGGTTGAGACTTATACTCAAACTTCTATTTGGGGTTATAACGTAATTGATATTATCCACGCAGTTCGTAGGGCTCAAGCAATTAACTCAAGTATTAAAGCTGCTGGTTTGAAATACATAACCAAGTTTATTAATGCGGAGTCTCCAAGTCGTGTTTACATTGACCACTTGGATATTGGTCCATTCTATGCAAACAAAGAAGATTTTTGGTTGAACACAACCAATGGTAATTATAAGAAAGTTGGTGTTGACCCTAAGATAGATGAAATCTGTGGAAGACGAACTGATACTTATGAAAAAATTGCTGGTGATAAATTAGTTGAGATGTATCTTGACGATGACTTAGATGAAACCCTTAAGGTGGACCAAGAGTTCAACCAAGGTTCGTTCTTGTTGGCAGCAATGATTCCAACAACATACGAAAGGGTTTCAACAATGGGTACCGCAACATTATGGAAAATGTTAATGTTAGCTTGGTCATACAAAAATGGATTAGCGATTCCTGCTAAAGAGGCTAAGACTGACTTCGTAGGAGGACTTTCAAGACTCTTAAAAGTTGGTTATAGTAAGAATGTACTAAAACTTGACTTTAGTTCCCTATACCCCTCAATTCAGTTGGTACACGATGTATTCCCTGATTGTGATGTTACGGGAGCAATGAAAGGTATGTTAACCTATTTCCGTAATACTCGTATCAAGTACAAACAATTGGCTGAGGAGTTTTACGAAACAGACAGAGCGAAATCAGAATCATACGGTAATAAACAATTACCAATTAAGATTTTCATCAACTCAATGTTCGGTGCGTTATCCGCACCACAGGTATATGCATGGGGAGATATGTATATGGGTGAACAGATTACTTGCACCGGTAGGCAATACCTTCGTCAAATGATTAAATTCTTTATGGCGAAAGGATACGTTCCTTTAGTTATGGATACGGATGGTGTCAACTTCTCAACTCCGGATGAGGCTAATGACCGAGTATATGTTGGTCGTGGTTTGAATTGGAAAGTTAAAGAAGGTAAAGAATATTACGGACCTGAAGCGGATGTTGCGGAATATAACGATGTGTTCATGAGAGGTGAGATGGCACTTGATACCGATGGGGTTTGGCCGTCAACCATTAACTTAGCCCGTAAGAACTACGCGGTTATGGATTCTAAAGGTAAAATCAAGTTGACAGGTAACTCAATTAAGTCTAAGAAACTTCCATTGTATATTGAGGAGTTTTTAGATAAAGGGATTAAGTTATTACTTCAGGGTGATGGGCAATCGTTTGTGGAATACTATTATGAATACTTACAAAAGATTTGTGATAAAGAGATTTCTTTAAGTAAAATAGCTCAAAGAGCGAGAGTTAAATTATCGTTAGAAGATTACCAAAAACGTTTGAATACAAAAACAAAGGCGGGTAATAGTATGTCAAGAATGGCCCATATGGAATTAGCTTTACAGGAAAACTTAAAAGTTAATTTGGGTGATGTCATTATGTATGTAAATAATGGTCTTAGAGCGTCTCATGGTGATGTACAAAAAAAAGGGGATGGTTTACAATTAAACTGTTATATGCTTGATAAAAATATCTTGGACGATAATCCGGATTTGAAAGGTGATTATAACGTTGCGAGAGCGGTGACCACGTTTAATAAGAAGTTACAACCATTAATGGTTGTTTTCCAAGATGAGGTTAGAAATAATCTATTAGTCAATGAACCTGAAAAGAGAGGTATCTTTACAAAATCTCAATGTGAATTGATTAATGGACACCCATTAGATGAAGGGTCTCAAGATAGATTACAGGAGGATGTACTTGATGTTACTGAACAAGAATTAAAATATTGGGAAAAAAGAGGATTATCCCCTGATTATATGTACGACTTGGCCGAAGAAGGTTGGGAAGAAAAATTAGGTATAATGGTATAAAAAAAGTGGTCTTATGACCACTTTTATTTTTTATGATTGTTTTAAACCATCTGATGATAAGATATACCAATTACCACCAACAAATCTAAATTCGATACAAGCATATTGGTCAGCAACCAACTCATCATAATCTTCATCTATTTTTCCGGTGTCAGGTTTAATTGTGACGTTAGTCATTGATTTGATTACGACATGGTCTGTTGTTCTCGAGTCTAAAGTAATTACTGATTGAGAGACACCTCTTACGATAATACAACTTTCTCCATTAGTTCTATAATCTAATTCTGAAACTACAGAAATTTCTGAGGAATCTATAGTAAGTCCATTTATTATTTTTCTTGACGGTATTGATTTAATTATTGCCATATTCTTAGATTACGTAAATTTGTCGAGGCATTGCTCTAAATTTCATTTGTTTGTTTAAGTTTTCTGCGATTAACGCTTCTCTTTCCATAACTTTTTCAGGTCTTAATCGAGTTAACCAACCTTCAGCACCTGTAAGTTCTTCAAGTAATTTTGATTTTTCATCTTTAGCCTCAGTTGATAATGATTGATAATCCATAGTTAACTCACTATCTGGTGTTTTAAGATTACCACTATACTTTCCTCTAACTCTTGCCAATGTTTCTTTACAATATGCGGTAAACCATCGTCTAACCCATTGTTGTCCCGGAACATTTAAATCCTCCCAACTTAATTCTTCGATTGGAACATCTGTTGGTAATTTAATAACATCAGGGTTATTTTTTAAACAATCCGCTCTATTGTCAGGTGTTACATCATAATACCAATACCAAACAGCTTTACCAACATATTGGTTATAGTTGGACCAATTAAATTTACCTCCCGGTGTGTTGTATAAATGAATATTTTTCTTACCATCCGGTAGTCCAGTAATTCTATAAGTTAACGAACCCCCTAAAATTCTATTTAAGATATTTGCCTCTTGCATTCTGATTAAGTAATCAAAACCTGACATCATAAAATATGACCCTTGGTACCCCATTTGGGCGAATCCTGCCTCATTAGCTCCAAGACCAACCCCACCAAATCCACCGGCCATACCACCTAATCCAAATGCTGTCCAAGCTTGGTCACTGAACCATAATAATTCGTTAACCTCACGACCTGCAGGAATTTCGTATGTTTGAGTATTTGCACTTAAAATAAAATAGTCTTTCTTTAAGACCCATGGACCTTCAGTTTGAAGTCCAACAATTTTTGAATAAGAATAACTGAATTGTTGTTCAAAATCCATTGTTCGAGTAATCAAAGCTTTAGCAACTGATTTCTCATTCATATTTAGATTAACTAAATTAACCCATTGACTATCTATTAACCATTGAAGAACGTATTCTTCATAGTCTCCAATAGATAATTCCATTAATGAGTCCATCATTTCATCCTCAAGTTCAACACTTCTAAGTGGTGCACCTAATTGATGTTTGACTCTCGTATAAATTTTACTTCTTTCTGGTTCCGGTATAACTGCCATAACTATAAATATATTATTAAATGTTATTGTATGTCGTATAACAACGAGTCTAATGGAAATAAGAAATTACCATTAACTATTATTGGCTTTTCGTTGAAAACTAAAACATTCTTTCCTTTTTGGAATATCATTAAGTCTGTTTTATAAATTTTAACACTTGCAGTTCCCTCAAGTAATATACCCTCGTCCGTGACAATTTTATTTCTAAATGGTTTAACTTGAGCAGTTCTTGTTATCCCGTCTTTTGTTATCTCCAAGTCAACACCGCTAATCGCATCTTTTTTACTTCCAAGACCACCGATGATTTCAACTTTAAAATCCTTACCTAAATGTTTTCTTAGTATCGATGCTGTTATATCTTCTCTTTTTGACCCTGCGGCGTTTTTCTCAATTAAAACTCTTAATAAATTTTGGAAAGTTGAACTTTCTCTATTGAAAATTCTGAATTTAAAATAATCGAGGGCGTTTATAAAACGAACAACTTCTTTTTTCTGTTCAATAGGTGTTTTATCTCTAAAATTAATTGGTTGTTTTTTTGTTAGTTTTGTTATCACTTGATTAACATCATTCAATAAAATACAGAATGTGGTGTAGTTAGTGTTTAACTTGTTGATAACTGACCTTCCCGGACCTTCTAAATCATATACTCCGGACATTTCATTATTTGATGGTTTCTCAATGAAATTTTCCGAAAACACTTCTCTCATAATTTTATTAATACCGTGCATATATGTCCATTTAACATCTTGATTGGTGTTAAATAATGTTCGATAAAATTCATTTTCAGACGATGAACACATTTCAGATTTACCCTCACTTAATATTTGTTTCATCTTTGTAGACTCAAGAAGTTTTGTCTCAAGTTTCATTTCATATAATTTTGAAACAAAATCCCAATTCACAACTTTCCAAAAATTTGTGATGTATTCGTCTCTTTTGTTTCTATATTTTAGATAGTAAGCGTGTTCCCATAAATCTAATCCTAAAATTGGGAATCCACCATTTTCAATAACATTCATCAAAGGATTGTCTTGATTTGGTGTGGACATTATTTTTAAGGTATTTCTTGAGGTAACAACTAACCATACCCAACCTGACCCAAATCGTTCTTTTGCTATTTTTTCAAACTCTTTTTTAAATGATGTTAAACTACCATATTGTTTGTTAATTTTTGTTAACAAATCTCCTTTAAGTTTCATCGGTTTTGGGGATAACATATTCCAAAATAATGCGTGATTAAACGCACCACCGGCATTATTTCGTATTGTTTTGTCAAATTGACTAATTGTTTTGATAATTTGAATTAACTCTAAATCCCTGTGTTTTTTCTTTGAAAGAGCGTCATTTAATTTATCGACATAACCTTTATAATGTTTGTTGTAGTGAAATTCCATCGTTTCAGGGTCGATGAATTGTTTCAAGGCTGCGTAAGAATAAGGAAGTTTTTCTATTCCAATTTTCTTCATTTCAGTTATTAACAAGTTTTTTTCCTTTAGTACGTGACCTTCAAGGATTGTTGTTTCTAACTCTTTAATTTTTTGTTCTATTTTTTTCATATGTTTGGATTAACCATTACATATAAATAATCGAAAATTGGTTTAACGACGCATTTCATTAATTCTCTTTAAAATTTCTTCTGCTGCATCGGAAGTGTTTTGATTATCACCCATAACGGTTGCTATAACTTGTTTTTTATTGTGGAGTATGTCGTAAATAATTCCTTCAATCGTATTTTCAAAAATTGGGTAATAAACTAATACATTATTTTTTTGACCATATCTGTAAGCACGGTCTTCTGCTTGTGCATGGTCAGAAGGTAAGAAGGACAAATCATTGAAGATTACCGCCTCTGCTGAGGTTAAAGTAATTCCGACTCCGGCCGCTTTGATGTTACCTACAAATACTTTTATTTTATCGTTCTCTTGAAATTGGTCAACACTAAATTGTCTCTCAACCTTTGACATTGAACCATCAAGTTTAACCGCAGCTTTTCCGAAATGTTCTGTGATTTTATTTAATGAATCCGTGAAATTACAAAAAATGATTACCTTCTTATCTTGTTCAATAATATTTTCGGCAATCTCAATTGTCTGTGAAATTTTTTCATCGGCAATGATTTGACGAACTTTAGTTAACTTGGTGAATTGAACCGTAAGTGATTTTGATTCCTCAGGATTTTTCTCATACCAATTGTAATAGTCACCCATTACTTCTTCATATACTTTTGATTTCAATCTCAAGTAAACAGGTGTGATAATTTTGTCAGGTAAATCTAAAACATTCTCTTTTAATCTCCTCAAAGTAAGACCGGCAGTTCTATCTCGTAATTCTTCAAGATTTGATGCTCCTTGAACATTCCAAATTTTTCTTGGTCCGACTTTGAATTGGAAACCGGCACAGTAACGAATAACATATGCCATCCAATTCTTGGCAACAGGTGAATCAATTAAACTAAGTAAGTTAAAATAATCGATTGGACGGGATGTCATCGGTGTACCGGTTAACAACCATAATCTATCAACGCTTTTTGTGATGTCGTTGATAAGTTTTGTTCGTTGTGCTTGGGCATTCTTAATATAGTGAGCTTCATCAATAATAACCAAATCAAATTTTGACATTAATATTAACGATTCATCTTTCTTTTTCGGGTCGTGAAAATTTTTCATAATATCGTAATTCACGATAACAAAATCGTGCTCCGTACTAAATTGTTTTCCTTCTGAAATAAAAATTGGTCGGTCAGAATAGTTTTCAATCTCTCTTTTCCAGTTAATCTTTAATGTTGCTGGGCAAATAATTAAAATCTTTTTGGCACCGGTCTCTAACGCAGCAATAATCGTTGAGGTTGTTTTACCAAGACCCATATCATCGGCAAGGATAAACTTTTTATTCTCAACTAATTTTTGAATTGCCTCTTTTTGGTGGTCAAGAGGTGGTCGGTTAGAATATTTTGTGTAATCAATCACAACATCTTTCACCGTATTATCTTTAATGATGGCAGCTTTCGGTAACCAAAAGTGGTGTAGTTCCTCAGTTTCAAACACTCTTCCCCAAATATGGAACGCTTTTTCTTTGTCGGATAATAGTTTTTCAACCCAAACTTTTTGTGGTATTTCAGTGTATAATTTATCATCCGCAAGTTTCTGTGCGAAATAAGCATCAAGAATCACCCATTTCTTAGCGACTTTGGGTTGTTTATCGTGATTGTTAATTATGTATTCTGATTGACTCCTTGTTGGATAAAACTTTCTATTTAATTGAGACTTTCGTTTTAACTCAATTAGGTAGTTATTACCACCTTCATAGGTTTCCAATAGGGACAATGCTTTTGACTCGAGACTTACATCCATCTATACAAAAAATATTTGAATTAAATATAGTTGATATTGAAGTATTTATCAATATATGCAAAAATTAGTTCCAATTACAAGATTAGGTAAATTCTTCGGAGCGGAGGATTACTCTTTAGACATCGGTATGGGTGAGGAATGGTTATTGGGGGATATGAACTTCACAGTAATCCTTTATCGTGTTGACCGATATAAAACCAAAACGGATGACGTTTATGGTGAGGTGACCGAAGACGGTATCCAATTCATGACCCCGATTGAATTACAAGGGATGGTTCAAGTTTCAGGGCCTACCAATAAATTATTGGGTAATTCGAAAGTAAGACAGTTAGAGCCGGGTAATATGAAATTCTCAGTATACCAAAAAACTCTTGATGATTTAGGAGTTCAAATTTCTTTAGGTGATTATTTTGGATATTACGAGACTGAGGATAAAGTAAGGTATTATGTTGTTAGTGACGATGGAATTGTTGTTTCAGATAACAAACATACATATGCGGGGTATAAACCATTTTATAGAACAATCACAGCAACATTTGTTAGTGAAAACGAATTTAGAGGAATATAATGAAAGTATTAATAACTGAAAGTAAAAGAGACCGATTAGTCATAACATGGTTGAATGACAACTATGGTGATTTAATTCCTTATGAAACAAGTAGAAGTCCTAACCACATTTTCTTTATGAAAGATGATGAAGTTATTTTTGATTACAATAAAAAAAATAGGGATGTTTATATCTCTTACGACAAAATTTGGACATTTTTGGAATCCTTTTTTGGGATGGAATATAAGGAAATACAATACCTAACAAAAGAATGGGTGGGGGAACATTACAAATTAAGGGTGAGAACAACCAGTTCCAAAAAACACTTTATTAATATTACGGTGGGGGAACATTACAATTTAAGATAACTTATGAAAGTATTAGTAACAGAATCTCAATTAAGGAGAATATATGAAATTGTCACAAATAAAGAAGTAATTTGTGACGAGTGTGGTTGGTCATGGGATTTAGTCGATGGTGGTGACGACCCTTACATCTGTCATAAATGTGGTCATGACAATTCAGAAGAAAGTCATATTGGAAAAAGAGTGATGGTTTACTATAATCTTCACAAACACACATTTTCGGTAAGATATAATAATAAAATAATTCTTCATGCTGATTATGTTAAGTTAGGTGATGTTGAATTTAGAGTTAGAAAAGGCGGTAATGAACGTGTTCGTTCTGAAAAACAAAAAAATGTTCACGCATTTGTTATTGGAGATTTAATGGATTTTTGTGAATACCCATGTGATGATATTCCAAATCCACCGTCAGATATGATTGTTACTTACAATCCATATAAGTATGATTCGTTTGTTTATAAATCAACTGATGAGCCGGTTTATCGAGCAACTGAAGTTGATATGATAAATTCACAAAATAAATTATTTGTAGTTAAGAAATAAAATGCCATTACCAAAGAAAGTTATATCAACATTACCGTTAGTCCCTCATAAGACATTGTCTGCCCGTAGGGAACAATTGTTGGAATATATTAACAAAGACGGAACTTATTTACCTAAGTCGGTATTACACGCGGATTTGGATAGAGGAATGTTAGATTTTGTTAAAAACGATTTAGAAGTTATTAGTGCCGGTAAAGTGGTTCCAATGTTAGATATTATTGTAACAACACAAAACTGGACTCAATACGTTGAGACTGCGTTATTTGTAGATTTGGACCATAATCCATCCCCGCCTTTCATCACAGTGGTTAGAAGTCCTGAAGTTAAATTCGGAACCAACCCGTCATTACAATATACAATCCCTGATAGAAAACAATTCTACTACGCATCAGTTCCAACTTGGAATGGAAACGAACAGGGTATGGATATCTACACAATACCTCAACCGGTTCCGGTAGATATCAATTATAGTGTGAAGATTATTTGTAATCGTATGAGAGAGCTTAATCAGTTGAATAAAGTGATTATGCAAAAGTTTGCGTCAAGACAAGCCTACACGTTCATTAAGGGACAATATGTTCCAATTGTCATGAATAATGTTTCTGACGAATCTCAAATGAGTTTGGACTCAAGAAAGTATTATGTTCAATCTTATGATTTTACAATGTTAGGTTATTTGATTGACGAGGAAGAGTTTGAAGTTAAACCCGCAATTGCGAGAGTAACTCAACTTATGGAATTGACAGGTGCCGGAAATGTGGGTAAGAAAAATAAAACATTAGAAAATCCAAATGAATTTTTGGAGAATTATTTGTTTGTTGTTGGGAACGACACCTTAAGTGATGTGGTTGCATACACTGCAAATCTTTCTTTTGGAACTTGGACTAATGTGGACTCTTTTGATGTTTACATTAACGGAGATTATTTTGGAACCGATGTTCAAAATATTCAGATAACAACTAACGATATTTTACGTATTGATGTTGTTAAAACTGATGACACTAAAGAGGCGTCGATACAGTTCGATAACCTATTAGTTTAATCCTCTCCGTAGATATCTTTCTTCTCTTTACAGGTTTCTACGATTAATTTTTCCAAAAACTTATAAATTTTTAATCCTCGCTTTTCACAGTACTTTTTCAGTATGTCGTGGACGGCGGGGTCTATTTTAATATTCTTGATTTCTTTTGTCTGTTTCATAGGTAGAAAAAAGGTAGAATTAATTCATACTCTTTACAAATACATATCCAAAAGTAAAGTTTTTTGATATTTTATCGAATATTTATCTATAAAATAAATCTGCAATAGAATAATTAGATAATGGCAACAGCACAAGCAAATCAAAAAGTTTTCGTTTCACCGGGTGTATACACTTCTGAAACTGACTTATCATTCGTAGCACAAAGTGTGGGTGTTACTACCCTAGGTTTAGTTGGTGAGACTTTAAGAGGTCCAGCATTTGAACCGGTATTCATAACAAACTACGACGAATTCCAAGCCTTTTTCGGAGGAACAGAACCAACCAAATTTGTTAACACACAAATCCCTAAATATGAAGCGGCTTACATCGCTAAATCATACTTACAACAATCAAACCAATTGTTCGTGACAAGAATCTTAGGATTGTCAGGATACGATGCAGGTCCGTCTTGGAGTATTAGAGTGACTGCGAATGTAGACCCTACAACAGTAATTCAAAACCCAACCGGAGCAACGGCTTGGTCTGTATCTTTTACAGGTTCAACAAGTGCGGGTACCGTTAATTTTATTAGTGGTTCATTCCCAACTGCGGTTCAGACAAACTTTAACACACAATATAGATTATCAGATGGTAGTACTTCTACATATAATAATGATATAACAAACACAATCTTAGATATTGTTGGTGACCCATCATTGTCGGCAACTACAGCAGTCGCTTACGGACCAATTCCGGAAAGTGATTATTGGTCATTAGTTAACCAATATGGTACTGTTGTAAATGCTTATGGTGTTGACACTCTTGATTTATCAGATAATGATTTATCTGCTAGTGAAAATGATTCTTGGTTCTATGCGAACTTTAACAATTATACAGGAAATGCTTATTCAGGTTATTCATTTGATTACGTATTTGATTCAATTGTTACTGGTGTGACTGATAGTTTCTCAGGAACAATTTCGGGGGAATACTATAGTTTCATTGGTACTGCTTATACTGAATACAACAACATGGTTGTTGCAACACTTCGTTCAAGAGGTATTTCATTATACGTTAACAGTTCAACTAGTGATAATCACGGTCCTGTTTATGAAGTAAGTGGATTAACTGATGTAACATTATTAAACACAGACCAATATTCAAGTATTGATAAAAACCCTTATGCATCATTTGGATTATCAGGGGTTACTAAAGATGGTGATAATTTCACATTTGAAACAAACTTATCAGCGGCGTCTTCAAAATTTATCACTAAAGTATTAGGTGTTGATAACTTTGGAAAAGCAAGAAATGAAGTTCCTTTATTTGTTGAAGAAATTTATCCGGGGTCATTAGCTTACGCTTATAATCAAGGTTTTATTAGAGGTATTAACCCTGAATTAGTTGCTTTACCTGATGCTAAAAGTGAAAATCCATCATCAATCGCTTACAATGTTGGTCAATATCAATCACCGGTAACTCCATTCTTGGTTTCTGAGTTAAGAGGTAATAAAGTTTATAAATTATTTAAATTTGTTTCAATCTCTGATGGGGATGCAGCGAATTTAGAAGTTAAAGTGTCAATTGCTAACTTATCATTTAACAACATGACATTTGATGTGTTAGTTAGAAATTTCTTTGATACCGACTCTAACCCAGTTGTTATTGAAAAATTCACTAACTGTAATATGGACCCTAATTCTAACAACTTCGTTGCTAAGAAAATCGGTTCAACTAATGGTGAATACGCATTACTTTCAAAATATGTGATGATTGAAATGGCAGATGAGGCACCGATAGATGCACTTCCTTGTGGATTTGAAGGGTATACTCAAAGAGAGTATGACACTGTTTTAAATCCATCTCCGGTACCAAAATTCAAAACAAAATATTTCTTCCCTGGTGAAACAATTGCAAACCCACCATTTGGAGCTGCAACGGGTGGTTCAAATTTAGTAGAATCTCCGGGAGATATTGTTAGAAGAACTTACTTAGGTTTTTCAACACAATATGGCATTGACGAATCTTTATTAACTTATAAAGGTAGACAAAATCCACAATCTTGGGTTGTTGCACCTCAACCAATTGAAGGAACGGCTTGGAATTACGTTAGTAAAGGTTTCCACATGGACTCAGGTGCGACTGTTGTTACTATTTCAAATAGTTCATTAACTAGTGGTCAAACCGCTTTTGAATGTGGTACTGCTGAATTTAGAACTGACCCTGAAACTCAAGAAAACCCATACTACTTCATTTACTCAAGAAAATATACAGTATGTTTTGCTGGTGGATTTGATGGATGGGATATCTATAGAGAATTTAGAACGAATCAAGATAGATTCCAATTAGGTCAGTCAGGATTCTTGGCGGGAGCATCATCTTCTACAAGATACCCTAACGCAACAGGTAGTGGTTTATTTAAAAGAATTACAGTTGCTAATAACACTCAAGATTTTGCAAACACTGACTACTACGCATACTTACTTGGTATCTTAACATTTAGAAACCCTGAGGCAACAAACATTAACGTGTTCGCAACTTCAAGTATCGATTATATTAATAACTCAAATCTTGTTGAAGAGGCAATTGATATGATTCAATACCAAAGAGCTGACTCAGTTTATATTACAACAACACCTGATTATAATATGTACACTCCGGATGCAACAAATCCTCAGGACATTATTTATTCTCAAGAGGCGGTTGATAATTTGGATAACACAGGAATTGACTCTAACTATACCGCGACTTATTATCCTTGGATTTTAACGAGAGATACGGTTAATAATACTCAAATTTACTTACCTGCAACAGGTGAGGTTTGTAGAAACTTAGCGTTAACTGATAACATTGCATTCCCTTGGTTCGCATCTGCGGGTTACACTAGAGGTCTTGTAAACTCAGTTAAAGCGAGAGTTAAATTAACTCAAGAAGATAGAGACACACTTTACCAAGGTAGAATTAACCCTATCGCAACTTTCTCTGATGTTGGTACGGTTATTTGGGGTAATAAAACATTACAAATTGCTGACACAGCACTTAACAGATTGAATGTAAGAAGATTATTACTTCAAGCTCGTAAGTTGATTTCAGCGGTGGCAGTAAGATTATTGTTTGAACAAAACGACCAAATCGTTAGACAACAATTTTTAGATAGTGTTAACCCAATCTTAGACTCAATTAGAAGAGATAGAGGTTTATACGATTTCCGTGTAACTGTTTCATCTTCACCTGAGGATTTAGATAGAAATACTTTAACAGGTAAAATTTACTTGAAACCGACGAAAGCATTAGAGTTCATAGATATTGAATTCTTTATCACTCCAACAGGGGCTTCGTTCGAGAATATTTAATAAAAACCATAAGTGGGGATACGTCCCCACTTTTTAGCCAATTATGAAAAAAGATACATTAAAAGAAGGAATTAATGAACAGGGTACACCTGATATGAAATATTATGCATTCGATTGGGATGATAACATAGTTCATATGCCAACCAAAATTATGGTTAAAACTGAAGACGGTGAAGAAATTGGTATGAGTACTGATGATTTTGCCGAATACAGACATCAATTAGGGAAAGAACCTTTTGAATATAATGGTGAGACTGTTGTAGGATATGGTGAAGAACCTTTTAAAAACTTCCAAACACCGGGAGATAAAAACTTTTTGATTGACGCGATGAGGGCTAAACTTGGACCAGCGTTTGACGACTTTAGAGAGGCTATTAATGGAGGTTCTATATTTTCCATCATAACTGCTCGCGGACACAATCCTAACACCTTAAAACAAGCGGTTTACAATTACATAATCGAAGGGTTTAATGGTATTGATAAAGATGAGTTAATTAAAAACTTAAAAAAATATAGAAGTATTTCCGGAGATGATGAGATGAGTGATGATGAATTAATCAAAACATATTTAGATATGTGTAGATTCCATCCTGTTTCTTATAATGATGTTGAAGGAGCTGCAAATCCTGAAGAGGCTAAAGTTCGTGCGATGGATAAGTTTGTGGAGTATATTAGAGAAATTTCTTCAAAATTAGATAAAAGAGCGTTTCTTAAAAAAGATGTGAGTAATAATTTTGTTCCATCAAAACCAACAATTGGATTTTCAGATGATGATATTCGAAATGTGGAGGTCATGAAAAAACACTTCAAAGACAAACCGGACAATATTGTAAAAACTTATTCAACAGCTGGAGGAATAAAAAAAGAATATTAACTAGTATTAAAGAACTAGTATTAAATAATTAAATAAAAAAAAAACTAGTTAAATTAACTAGAATTAAATAAACTAGACTGGAATATAATGATAAACATTTAATTTCAGAAAGTCAATAAAAATATTTTCCATTTGGATATATTTATGATAATAAACAAAGAAAAACTAATTTAAATAATATGGCTGATTTATTGATGAAAATGCCGATTCCTTACGAACCGAAAAGACAGAATCGATTCATACTAAGGTTTCCATCAAGCTTAGGGATTAACGAATGGTTCGTGGAGAGTGCTTCAAGACCTTCAATTAAAATTGCTTCAACAGAGATTCAATTTTTAAATACCTCAACATTTGTTGCGGGTAGATTTAACTGGGACGAGATTTCTGTTAAATTTAGAGACCCAATTGGACCTTCTGCGTCTCAAGCTCTTATGGAGTGGGTTCGTTTACACGCTGAGTCTGTAACAGGTCGTATGGGTTATGCTGCGGGTTATAAGAAAGATATTGACCTTGAAATGTTAGACCCAACAGGAGTTGTTGTTGAGAAATGGATTTTATATGGTACATTCTTAACAGGAGTAAACTTTGGTTCATTAGGTTACAGTACTGATGCACTTGCTGATATTACCGCATCATTGAGAATGGATAGATGTGTGTTAGTTTACTAATACTATTTATAAAAAATCAATACTAATTATATTTAACCGTAAAGACATAAACTTTACGGTTATTTTTTTATATGGAAAATCAAGCAATCGAATACGGACAACAAAATTTTACGTTACCACACGATGTAGTACCACTACCATCGGGAGGAATATTTTATAAAAACAAAAAGAAATCTATCAAGGTAGGATATCTAACAGCTAATGATGAAAACATTTTAATGGCGGGTGGGAATGATATGACCACATCTTTATTAAGAAGTAAAATCTACGAACCGGACCTTAGAGTTGAGGATATGTTAGAAGGTGATGTTGAGGCTGTTTTAATATTTTTAAGAAACACTGGTTTTGGACCGGAGATTAATTTAAATTTAATGGACCCTTCAACAAGAAAACCATTTCAAGCGACAGTTCCTTTAGATGAATTGAATGTGATTAATGGTCAAACTCCAAATGAAGATGGGACATTTATCACTCAATTACCAAAATCACAAGCAACAGTTAAATTAAGACCGTTAACTTATGGTGAGGTTTTAGAAATAAGTAAATTGGAAGAATCATATCCAAAAGGAAGGGTGGTACCAAAAGTTACTTGGAGATTACAAAAAGAAATTATAGAGGTAAATGGAACTACTGATAAATCAGAAATAGCTAAGTTTATCGAACAAATGCCAATTTTGGATTCAAAATTCATAAGAAAATTTATGAATGAGAATGAGCCAAGATTAGATTTAAGTAGAGTTGTAATTACCCCATCAGGAGAAAAGATGACAGTTAATGTCGGATTTGGGGTTGACTTTTTTCGTCCTTTCTTCTGATTATAGAAAAGGACAGATAGATGAATTTTACTATTTGAACAAATTAATGAACATTACCTACCAAGATTTTCAAGCAATGCCGTTGTTTGTTAGAAAATATTTGTTAGATAAGTGGATTGAAGATAACACAAAGGACTGAAAACTCAGTCCTTTTGTATTTATATTAAAATACCATTCAAATTATGGCAACAGGAGACGAAAAAGACAAATTAAAAGAAAGTACCGAGGAATCGTTAACGTTCGCTCAGAAACTTGCAAAAGAGGCGACAGTGACGTGGCAAACTTTAGGGAAGACAATTGAGGAAACTTATAATGCTCAAGTCGAACTTAATAAAGTTTTTGGGCAAGGACAAGAAAGACTTTCTGAAACTTACAAAGCTATTTCAGATGCAGCTCCAAGAGTTGCCCGTTTAGGTGGGGACATGAAAGATGTTCAAGATACAATGATTGGTATTGCAGAGGCATCAAGACGTAATGTTATTGCCAATACTGAAGATGTTGAGAAACTTTACGCAGCAACACAAGTTATTGGTGGTTCAGCTCAAGAGTTGAGTGATTCATTTTTAGACATTGGTGTTGGTATTGAACAGATTCCAAAACAATTAGAAGAATCTGTTAATTATATTCGAAGTATTGGAGGTAATACCAAAGCGGTTATGAAAGATGTCGCGGCTAACATGGACCAAATGAATCGTTATCAATTTGCTGGAGGTGTTCAGGGTTTAACTAAAATGGCTGCTCAAGCGTCAATGTTAAGATTTGATATGAATCAAACATTTCAATTAGCGGATAAGGTACTTGACCCTGAGAATGCGATTGAAGTGGCTTCGGCTTTTCAAAGATTAGGTGTGTCTGCAGGTAATTTAGCAGACCCATTTCAATTAATGAATCAATCAATTAATGACCCATCAGGGTTACAAGATAGTTTGGCGGAAGTTGCAAAACAATATACGTATTTTGACGAAAAAACAAAAACATTTAAGATTAACCCTCAAGGAGTTTTAACATTAAAAGAAATGGAAAAACAAACAGGGGTTAGTGCAAAAGAAATGTCAAAATTAGGGCTTGCGGCTGCGGAGTTAGACCAAAGACTTTCGGCTGTTAATATGGCTGGTTTGAATATCAAAGAAGAAGATAAACAATATCTTGCTAATATCGCCAAAATGGGTGAAGGTGGTGATTATGAAGTTAAACTTACAAATGAAAAAGGTGATGAGTATACTAAAAAATTAAGTGAGGTTACTCAAACCGAAATGGATAAACTGATTAAAGAACAAAAAGAAGGTCCTAAAACATTAGAAGAAATTGCTAGGTCACAACTTACTATTGACCAAGCGATGTTGGCAGACATTAGAGGGTTGAGAGTGGCTTTTGAACAAGGTATTACAAGTCCAAAACAAGTGAGACAAGGTATTGCAGGGGCTCAAAGAGTGACTAAAACAGTTCTCGGTGAAACTTCAGACGCTATTAAGGCGAAAGATTTTAGGGATTTAAGTGAAGGTGTGTTAACCACTTTAGGTAATGTTGCAAAAGATTTGAAAGAGGGTAATAAACCTCTTACCGATGTTTTCGCAAATGGGTTGAATGGACTTGGGTCCACTTTAGATAATTCTCAAAAAAGATTCACCGAGGTTTTAAAAGAGGTTGGTGAAAAAATAGCGTCAAAATTAACAAATCAAACAGCTGGGGAGGTTGCACTTAAAAATGTTACTAATAAAGTAGTTGATGCTTACGGAGGTAAAACATCTACTTCATCGGTTCCTTTAACATCTTCTGTTGGGAATAAGGTGGAAATGTTGCAGAATAATCAAAATACCCCAACAACACAAACAACTAAAGGAACTGTCGATGTTGGTGGTAAAATAACTGTTGATATTCAAACACCAAATGGTATGAGTACAGAACAAAGTAAACAATTTATTGATTCTGTGTTTAATGACTCTAGGTTTAAGGATTATATTGTTAGACTAACAACTCCGGATAACTTAAAAGAACCTGTTTCAAAAACTTACTAATAATCTATTTATAAAATAAAAATCATAGATGTCAAATAGTCCATTAGATTACATAAATTCGGATGGTTTCAGAAAGAAATTAATAACGAGAAATTTAGTCCCTTATGCTAAATCTCCAAACAGACCTTCTGTTCAAGTTCCGTATGAATATATTTCATCGGATTTATCTGTAATTGATAGCCCTGACCAACTTATTGATAACCCATCGTTAGCAAATCAACTATACCCTTTAAATAGGTATGGTAATGAGGGTGGATATGAACAAGTTCCTGACCCTAATGGATTAACTAATACAATTTCAAATCAAGGTGAGTACGGGCCTGGTCAACAAAATGCTCATATTGTTGATGAGGGTTATGATGCGGTAAGATTATGGAGACCATTGAATGCTTATGCCGATGGGTTGAATGTATTTGACTCTGCGGAATCATTCTCAAGTTTAGAAACTGTTAGACCCGACCAAGATAGACAAGGTAATGGACAACCATATCCGGGTTCAATTGTTGTATCAAGTTATTCTCCGTTATCAATTTTATTATCACCGGACCCTACGGGTAATAATGGTAGTTTAAGTCAAGATTCATATATTGCTCGTTTAGGGGCACAAACACTTAGAAACGAATTTCAAGAAAGAATTGCGGCAAGAATAAGACTTGAGACTATAGGTCAAGCTAATATTTTAAATGTTACAAGTGGTACTGACTTGGTTAATATATTAACAGGTTCTGTACCAATATTAGAGCCGAATTGGCAAATAACGGTACCTTCAAATCCAATTGCCGCTGCAGCCGACTTTGCACTTAGATTGGGTGGTAGTATTTTACCTACAAGTTTAATTCCGGGTTCATATTTTGACCCAGCGATTAATCCGGGACAACCTACAACTATTCAACAAGTTACAAACGCAATTGCGGGAACAACTGTTGGAAACTTTTTTAATCAATTATTAGGTGCGGGTCAAACCGGGTCACAAATTTTTTATAACAATACAGGTGCAGGTCAAAAATCTCGTTTATTTAAAAACATTGATTATAACAAATACAAGCCAAATTATGACAGAGGTGTATTTGATAGAGTTGCGGGTGCATTAACCGGAACATTATCAGATAATAGTAATTTCTATGTTGGGTCAAGAAACTCAGACCCTTCAAGAGTATTCTCCCCTGGAGGTGATTTACCTGTTGACCAATTTGGGAAAGAACAACAATCACCTGTATACGGACCTCAAGAGTTGGCACAACTTTATGAAGGACCAAGTAAAGATATTAGATTAGGGGCTAATGGTCCTACATATTCTAACGGTGGTGGTATTGAAGGAGGGTTTACTTGGACATCGCCAAAATATAAAGATAATGCGGGTAAGAAAGTTGGTTTAGGTGGTGTTGTAACTAATGAGGATGAAGACTTTAAACCATCATCATATAACACAACAGAATCAACAAATAGGACTTTTAAAGGAGGTTCTATTTTAGATGACACTCAGAGGTTAATCAATAGTCAACCTCAAGGAGGAAGAAGATTACAACACGTAGGTAATGCGATAGACCAAGTTAGTAAAGTTTTCCACGATGGATATAAAGAAATTACTAAAGGTTCTCAAGTTTACCGATATGTTGGTGCTGTAGGACAAGAGGTTGGTACTGAGTATTGTCGTATTTTTGCGAAAGATTTGCCATATCTACAATATAATGATTTACAAAAAGTGGATGGTATTACGACATCAGGTCGAAGATTTTCTGACTCGGTATTTGACAATACCTATAACTTAAACATTGCCCCAAACAAACAAGAGGGTGGTCAAGATTCGACTAATCTTATTGGGGGGATGAATAACGGATATGCCAAAAAATATATGTTTTCATTAGAGAACTTGGCTTGGAGAACTTCAAGTACTCCGGGATTCTCAGTTGCTGATTTGGCGATATGTGAAAGAGGTCCTAATGGTGGTAGAGTTATGTGGTTTGCACCTTACGGTTTAACATTTAGTGAACAAACATCTGCAAATTGGAATCAAAGTGAATTCCTTGGGAGACCGGAACCGATTTATACATACAAGAATACATCTCGTACCGGTACTTTAAATTGGAAAATAGTTGTTGACCATCCATCGGCATTAAATGTTGTTGTGAACAAAATATTAAGTAATGAAACTAATAAAGTTAGGGTTGATAGTATTTTAGAATCGTTCTTTGCCGGGTGTAGAAAATATGATTTATATGAATTAGCAAAAAAATACTATACGGTTAATCCAAATGACTTGTATCAATTACAAGAGGCGATTTCATCAAAAGAAACGACTAAAGAACAAACTGAGTATATTAAAAAAACTGTTCAGACAGGTGTTAATTCACCAACAGGTGCGGATGTTAATGTAGCTCAAGAAGGTGGCGGGGGAAATACTAATGTTGATTTTAAAAAATATGAACAGTTAGGGTTTTATTTTGGAAATGATTTTCCTAAAAAAAACGAGGCAATACCAAATTATACCACAGAGTTTGAGAGATATACTAGTACTACAAATAGACAATATTACAACACTAGACCAAACGCTCAACAAACTAATGTATTCTTTGATTCGGTAGTTATACCAAACTATAATTTAGCGAAAGAATTTATTAATGATTTGGCTAAACAATTAACTCAATATAAAGATAGTGATGGTACCATAACAGTTACTATTGATGCTAGTTGTTCTGCACCTGCAACTCAATCATACAATGTTGAATTGGCTAAAAGAAGAATAGCTTCTATTATTAAGTTTTTTGAAGAAAGTGATGTATTAAAACCATTCTTATCAAAACAAAAATTATTACTTAAGGCTACAACCGTATATGGTGAAAATGCACAAGTTTTACAATTTGATGCTGTAACTAAAGCGTATAAAATTGGTACAAATGTAAATTGTTCTGATAAGGATACTAATGCGGTTGGGGGAGACACTCAAGTTGGTGCTAATGATGTTACAACAACAAATGCCATGGCTTGTAGACGAGGTTATGTTAAAACAATATTACCAACTCTTAAACAACCAACAACGACTCCACCTGCACAGTACACAACGGTTGTTGAGGAGAATAAAATTTTAAAAACAGTAACGGAAGAAGTTGTAACACAAGAATGGAAACCAAGAGATAACATAACTAAACGAGTTTTAAGAGCTCTATTGTCGGAGTGTGATTACTTTGAAACAATCAAAGCCGAAACACCTATGGTTTATGATAACCTTAGAGATAAGTTGAAATTTTTCCAACCGGCATTCCATTCAACAACACCTGAAGGATTAAACTCTCGTCTTACATTTTTACAACAATGTATGAGACCGGGAGATACTATCCCAACAATTAAAGATATTGCGGGTAAACAACAGTTACAATATAATAACGCAACAAACACATCGTTTGGGGCACCTCCGGTATTAGTATTACGTATTGGGGATTTCTATAATACAAAAATTATCCCAACATCATTGGGGATACAATATGAAGCGTTAGATATTAATCCGGAAGGTATTGGTATTCAACCGATGATTGCGAACGTTTCGTTAGGGTTTAATTTTGTTGGTGGAAGTGGGTTAAAAGAATCGATTGATAAATTACAAAATGCGTTAACCTTCAATTATTATGCTAATACTGAAATTTGGGATGATAGAGCGGATGTTACTGCTCAGGAAAATTTCTTAAAAGTTTTAGATAAAGAATTTTTGGCAATGACGGCACCTCCTCAGGCACCGGCAATTAATCAAGCCGCTGTTGAAAATGGTCAAAATAACAATAGTACTATTGGAGTGACATTAACAAATGTCATATCAGGAAATACTGAAACGGGAACTCTTAGTTATTCTGACTTTATGGTTAAGTTTGTTAATGAAACTCAAACATATTTCCAAACAGTTGTTAATAAAACGAAAGAAAGTGTTAATCAATATAACAACGCAGTTAGACAACAATGGATGTTAGAGCGTTCATACACTCAAGGTAATTTTGGGGTTAATCCAACGGCATCAGTTTTATTTGGGAAACCAAGTAATGTGGAGAAAAGATTTGATACTATCTTTGGTGAATTACAATCAAACATCCAAAGTGGAGATGAAGGATTCATTAAATTTATGTCATCACCGGTTTGTAATTTTTCACCTAAAGTAATTCGTCAATTAAAAGAAAATTATAAGAATTTTGTTAAAAACAAAAGAGCATCATTTCAAAACGCGATAACTAAAATAACTCAAGATATTACAACTGCGGAACAAACATATATTCAAACAATTGGGAGAGCTAATATTATAAACTTTAATGCAACGAGTTATCCTAGTGGTACTGATGGATATCAAGCAAAATCAGGACCTGTTAAGGTGTATGTAACTAGTGGAACATCAGATGTTCATACATCATCAACAGGAGCTTCTAATACGTTAGTTGAACTTGATAATGATATTAGAAAAATATACGATGGTATTCAAGAGTTTAATATTCTGATATGGGAAGAGACTGAGTTTATTAATCCATCAGACAAATTAACTTATAAAGGTACTTTGGTTTTTGAAACGGATACTAAAGGTAAATCTTTGGACAGTAGTATAACTATTGAAAATGTTTTTAAACCATTTAGTAAAAACGCTCAATTTGAAAATAATATTTTTAGAAGAGTTTATATGATAGTTTCGGATGATGTTGTTGATACTAAAAAATATGAAACATTTAAAAATGCGATGATTGGTAATATTATTAACAATAGTGGATTATTAAGTGGGGGATTTGATGATGTTGAAGCTAAGTTTGATAACTATTGGGCGATACAAACAAGACCGTTGTTTGTTGATGAGAATAATATAACAAAGGCGTTCATTGATGATGTTGAGAAAAATAAGTTAAAGAATTATTTAAAATACACACCATTCGATAAAAAAACACGAGTATTTACCTATACAACGGAAACTGATGGAAGTGATAATAAGATAAAATCACAAAAAACTATGATATCTTCATTGGCGGATACTACAAATAGAAACACAGATAATAATAAATGGAATTCCAATGACGGAGTTTCAACAGGAGCATACATATCAAAAGTAAAACTTAATTAATGGCATTTCAATATTGGAATAGGTATAGTGATTTTCTTATTAACGGTGAACAAACCGTTGTACCTTACGTGCAGTTACCTCAAAAACCTACGGATAAAGCATTTATTTATAAAGTAGGAAGAAGTCGATTGGATAAAGTATCTCAGGATTATTATAACTCCCCATATTTTGGATGGTTAATACTCCAAGCTAATCCACAATTTGGTGGGTTGGAAAATACCATATATGATGGGGCGGTATTGATTATACCGTTTCCATTACTACCTTCATTACAGGACTATAAGGGAGCATTAGAAAATCATTTTTATTATTATGGCAGGTAACTTAAGAGCAGACAACAACGGAGATATATTAGTGGAGTTTGATTACAATAACATTATTGTTGTCGACCCTAACAAAACAATTGACTCAACAGGTAAAATTCAGGAAAGATTAATAGACCATGAGAGTTTAGTTATGTATGCGAATTTGGAGGCGGAAGTTCTTCCAAGAACTAAACTTGCGGTGGGGGCTAGTCCTGAAGATAGGATAAGAACAATATCTGTTGCTAAGATGAATTTCTTAAAACCAACCAAAGATAGTTTTTTAGGGGTTGGTTATTACGACGAATTAACAGGACAAAACACTACAAAGTTTAAAGGTGAAAATCAAATGATGGAAAAAACAGTTCCAACAAATGATGGTAACCAAGCTTATACTATTAGTTCACCAGCTAATTTAACTAATGTCTTTGATAATGGGTTATTAGGTATTACTCAAATTAACATTACTACAAATTCATCTTTTATCCCATCGGTTAAAATGGAATTAGAAGATGTTCAAGGAAAGGCGTTATTTGCTTTGGGTAATAATTCACCTTACGCAGCATTCTTTAATCTTCCTTACCCTCCATTTTATTTAACACTGAAAGGGTATTATGGTCAAGCTATTAGATATCAATTAAATTTAGAAAAATTTAATGCTAGGTTTAACTCATTTAGTGGTAACTACCAAGTTAGTTTAGAATTTAAGGGGTACAAATTTAATGTTCTAAATGAAATTTCAATGGGACATTTATTGGCAGTCCCACATATGTATGGACAAACTTTTAATGTATCAACAACTCCGGGAGGTACTCAAGAATCTAATAAAGCTGCGGAATCTCAATCAAACGTTCAAGGGGTTATTTCAAAAAATAACTCACAAAGTGGAGATGCGTTTACGACTCAAATAGTTTCGGAAAGAGGGTATCAAAAAATTGCGGAGGTTTATAGTGAATATAAATCTAAGGGATTGATTGCTCCGGATTTACCGGAATTAACATTATTCCAATTAATGACTAAGTTAAGTACTTTTGAGAATAATATAATGAATTCATTCCCCAAAGCCAAAGTAGAACCTTTAACAAATATTCGAACTTATAAAGAAATTTTAAAACAATATTTTTCGGCAGTTAGGGGTGCGAATGTTTCTTGGTTTAATACTTATCTTGACCCAAAACCGATTGTGTTAAACAATACGAATGAAAAGGTTTATGTTTTCAAAAAATTAGGGCAAAAGGAAAAAGATGATGCGGTTGAATTATTAAAAAGTTATGTTACTAAATTTAACAAAGCTTTGTCGGAAAATGCGACATTAGGTAATAATGGTACATCTCCAATACCAAATCCAATCAAATATGTTAATCTTACTATTGACCCACCAGGGGATGGAGCGATTAATTGGAAAGAGACGGTTAGAGTACAAACGGGTAAAGTGTCACCAACAGAAGAAGATATTATTGCTCTAAAAGAACAGATATATCAAACAAAAATTCCTGTTGTTGCGGTAAATAAAGTTGGTGGAAGAGAAACACCTGAAGTTGTAAATACCACTTATTTTATTTTTGAAGGTAACAATAGATTTGATAATCAAATTGCTTTACTTGAAACTAATGCCAATAAAAAATTGTCAGAATATGAGTCGTTAATTTCGGCTGAGTTATTAAGAAAAATTGAAGATACTTCAACAGGACTAGGGTTTACACCTACTGTTAGAAATATGATTGCTGTTGTTATGGCATCTGCTGAGGCGTTTATTCGTTTATTAGATGATGTACATACAAATGCTTGGAATGTTAAATATGACCCTGTTAGGAAACAGGCTATTATGGACAACCCATCTTCAGCTCAAAGTTCTGAAACTAGAGGTAAATTACCTATCTCAACGAGCGCTCAAGAATCAAATCAAGGGTTATCAAATGCTCAAGAACCTGTTTATCCATGGCCGTTATTTTTTGTTGAAACCCCGGAAGATAAGAAAGGTAGGTTTCAATTAAAATATATTGCGGACCCAACAGTTGTTAATTTAACTCAAGGTTATCTTTACGATAAATGGCCTGAGGTTGAGTTTGTTGAGGAATATATGAAAGGTTTAACACAAAAATTTAGTGTACCAATTGCCCCTCCACCATTAGACAATGAAAGAGATACAAACAGGATTAATATTAACGCTATTGAATTTCCATCTGCGGGATTACCATATGTCAATAAAGAAGAGGTAAAATTCTTTTATGAGATTTGGGAAAGACAATTCTTAACTTCACATTACTCAGGTTTAATCAGAGCAAATTCAAATCAAATTAATGAGTTGATTAAATTAAATGTTGAGGCTGAGGTTAATAATATCGTTAAAGGTCTTGGTATTAGTTCACCATACTTAACATTAAAACTTAAAAATTATAATTTAAAAGCGAATACATATCCTTCGTTCTTAAGTACTATTTCAAATAATGGTACTGGTAGAGCATATCAAGATTATATTCGTGACTTTTTTGTGACGCCATACATTAAGAATTTGGTTGATAACTCATATAGTATTTTATCGACATCTGATATTGGAAAAATACCTCAAGTAAGTACCAAATCATTGGCTCTTGAGTCTTTATTAAAAAATGCGTCAAACGAACCATTGGTTGTGGATACATTACCGTATACAGACCCTACATGGTGTCTAACTAATTTAAGTTCAAGTAATAAGTCTGTTGGTAATGAAGTGTATAATACCACTAAAACTTTAAAAATATTTGAACCGAGAAAAATTATTTCAAATTTCAATGACGTTTATGATTTCACAACTAATAGACCGGTTACAAATTTTTCATTTTACCAAACTCAAAATCCATCATTAGTTGCGTTACAATATAATTTATTAAATCCGTATGGGTTTAAAGATTTTTATGAAAGTCGAGAACCTAAAGATTTTGTTGCGACTGAGGGGTATTGTGATTTTACAACACCGACAAATGTATTACCGTTCAAAACCACAACATCTATGTTGAATACACCATATTTCGTTAATTCGATTATGAATGGTGTTCAAAACAATAGAACGAGTGACCCATATCCGTATGTTCAATCGGCTTATCTTTTCTTAAATTCATTACCATTGGCCACTTTAAGAGAAAGGTATAAGACAAACACCGGAACTTTTGTGGATGAATTAGATTACATTTCATCTTGTTTGAAAAAATTTGGTGCAATTCATAAATTACCATATGCTTGGATATTAAAGTATGGGTCAATTTGGCATCGATATAAAAAATACAAAGAATCTAATGTTGATATTTTATCAACGGCTTGGACTAACTTTGACTATACAACAAATTATAGTCCTATTTTAAGTTCAAATACTCAAAATTATCAGTTTAAATACAATAATGAACCTGTTTCGATAACATTACAGGAGGAAACCCCTGTAACTGCGAATATGAATGTAGGGTTTTATCCTAAAGTGATAAACGACTTTAATGTTTTTTATAACGGATTTGAGTTATATGATGAATACACTAATAGTGAAATTCAAAAAAGTGTGGATGGGGGGATGAAGTTGTATAACTTCACAGATTCTAACATATCGGCAAATCAAAATGGTAAATCATTAAGTGTTAAAACATATTCTGTATTGCTTAGTAGTAGTAATTATTATCCGGATGTTAATTGTAATCCGGTGAGTAATACTAAAGGTGTTGATTATTTTGTTGTGCCGTCATTTGGTAACTCTTTAAATCAATCCGAGGTTGCTTGTGTTGGTGATTTAACGACAGGTAATAATACTAAAGTTGATTTAACATCAAACCCTAATGTTTATAATGGTTCTGTCAGAACTTTATGGTCAGCGCCTAACTATGGTTATTTTGACAGTAACCAAATTGCTTATCCCCAACCGGATTCTTATATTAATTTAATTAATAGTGGGTCGACACAATCACCATTATATTTTTTAAATGGGGATAACTATACTAAAATTGAAGAGATATTTTCAGTTTTTGAGAAAAAAATATTAGATTCATTTGAACAAGAATTTTTAAATTTTAGTAAACCTATTACGAATAGTTCTACCGAGGCGGAAGTTTCTCAATTTGAGACATCTGTGGTTCAAGTTAACGCGACATTTAGAAATTTCCAATCATTGTTTAGGAATTTAATGACAGTGCCTATTCAGGGTAAAGGTGTTACAGACCTTGAATATTTTTCTAATACAATTGGGAATCAATATAATGTTTTCCAAGTGGGTATTAAAGATTTTATGAATTACGATGTGTTATTTAGATATGGTAATCCATCAAACTATAATAGAAGAATTTTTGATTCGTATCTTTCACATAATAATGTTCAAAAAGTTGTCGACCCAATTAAATTCCAACCATATGTTAAAAATACTTTACCAAGTAAAGTTAGTACACTAAGTCTTAGTCAGTCTCAATTGTTAAATCCAAATGCTTGGAAAGCGCTTGAAACGGAAGTTGGGTTTTCAACAATTAATAACGTTAGATATAGTAGTACCGGTTCATATATTACGGATTTCTTTATTGATAATAATATTCAATTCTCTGTTGAGAATGTTGTGTTATTGGCGCCAATAGTTAAGATGTATGCCACTCAAAAATTAAAGAATCCGAATACTACAGTTGCTCAATTTCAGTCTCAGATTAATCAATATTTAACCAACGAAAGTGTATTACAAGAAAATTTCTTAAATCTTGTTTTAGATGGTGTTAGGAGAGATTTACCTAATCAAGAACAATTACCGGAAAAGACAATTCAAACCGCTATCGATGGACAACAAAGTAAAGTTGAGAATTATGAAGTATTCAAGGCGTTAAACGATAAATGGATTTCGGGTGGTGACTATAAGACTAAAACATTATTTGAAGATATCTTATTCTTAGATAGAGCATCAAGAAATATTGGTGACACTATCTTAATGGATATTTTCGAAATGAGAAATATGTTTAATCAAAAATCATTAAACGAAACCATGAGTGTTTTCACCTTCATAAGTGGGTTATTAATTAAAAATAATTTCACAGTGATGAATCTACCTGCCTATATTAATTTTTATAATGTTCAGGATGTTGATGGTACTACAATACCAAATAAGGCGGAAGGTTCGTTAGAGTTTGCTAATAGTTTGTGGGGGACATTCTTAGATGTTGATTATAGAAAATCAAGTTCTAAAATGGTTTGTTTCTATGTTGGAAAACCTTCACAATATTTGGAATTACCAAAAGGTAATTTTAGGTTTAGGGATGATGGATTTGATATGAGTCGTGCTTCAGAAAACCCTTTAATTGAAAACCAAGTTGGTAAGAAAGACTGGGGTGTTTCAAATAAATGTGTTGGGTTTAGTGTTGATATTGGGACAAGAAATCAAAATGTGTTTTATTCGTTCTCGGTTTCTCAAGATAATGGTACTGCGACTTCAGAATCAATCGCTACTCAGTTGAATATGGTGGACCAAGCGTCCGGTAAAAATGTTGCGACTCAAAATACGAGTTTGTATAATCTTTATAAACAAAGAAGTTATAAATGTTCTGTGGTTTGTTTGGGGAATGCCTTATTACAACCAACGATGTATTTTAATCTAAGACACGTTCCAATGTTTAACGGTCCGTATATGATACAACAAGTTGAACATAGCATTCAACCGGGACAATTCCAAACAACATTTCAAGGGATTAGACAAGGTGTATATGACTTACCGGCAATTGATAGCTTTATTCAAAGTATTAATCAAAATTTATTAACAAAAGTTGAGGAACTTCTTAAAATTAAAACGGATACTATTAATGTATTAAGTGCTTCGACTGAATCTAATAAGACAAATAATACGGTTCAATCTGCGAATAATACAAAAGGAACGACAAATGAATGTGAAAGTCAGGTACTTCCAATTTATTTGACTAAAAAATATCAGGCAACAAATGCGGTTCTTACTAAGATGACTGAAAAAGAATTTGCGGATGTCCTTAAAAGAACTATGCCAAATAATCCTGAGTTGGCGACAATTATTTATTGTATTGCTTACATCAGAACTTTCCAAAAAGATAGTAATAGTAAATTAGGTAAGTTTAATGGTTGGAATTATAATTTTGCGACGGCACCGTTGAATGTTGATTACGGTCAAATTGATGGTACATTCCTTAGTACATATTCTTGTGTAAATCTTAACCCAAACCCTTCAACTAAAGGGACAACACCGGTTGCTAATTTTGCATCAGTTGATAACTTTGTATCATTTATGACGGCTAGGTTACAGGAAAGGGTACCTCAGGTCTTAGACTTAGGTCTTGTTAAATATTACGCTTGTTATTGGCCGGTTAAAAATGTTAGTGAGGCAACTTACGACTCACACACTGGTGAATATAAAGAAACTAAAGAATCATTTGATAATGCACTAACTTCAGCACTTAGTGTTGGTGTTGCGACTAAGGCAATTGTTGAAGATTTAAAAAATCAAATGAATATAGTTGAAGGTCAAGGTACAACCAATGGTGTTCCAAATGTTGTTGCGGTTACTTCACAATTATCTTGTCCTCCACCTGCAATTACATCATTCTCTCCTTTATCAGGAAATACGGGTACGGTTGTTCAGGTAAATGGGGTTAGTTTTAATGGTACTACTTCAATTACGGTTAATGGAGTTAGTGTTCCATCAACCGGATTTACGGTATTTAATGATACGACATTGAGATTTAATACCCCAATAATTGGAACGGGTACTGTTGTTAATAAAGGTAAGATTGTTATTGTAACTCCTAATGGTACAATAACCAGTACAAATAATTATACCTTCGACCCATCTATAAGTGCATCTGCAGCTTCATCTCCGGGTGGGTATGAAAACCCACAGAATCAAGTTGTCAATGCTCCTCAATCCGAAACACCAAATCTTAACCCTCAAAACACGGGGCCTTTAACTATGATTGGGACGGCAATTCAATTAAATGAAAGTAAAACACAATCATTAAATGTTAAAATAAATCCACAAGCGACGGGTTATGTTTTATCGCCTAATCCTGATATGAAATATGTTGTGTATGAATTGGAAGAAGTTAATGGTAAGGTAACTCGAAAATATATTTCACAAAGTGTTATAGGTGTTGGTGGGCAAGTGTCAAACAATGAATTTAATGTTAATTTAACTGAAGTTGAATCTTATTTTATTAGTAACATTCCTAAAATTGAAGGTAAAACACAGATTGATATTGTCTTTATATTAAAGGCGTATAAAGGGCAAAGTGAGCCGGTAGTTCAACAATTTCCATTTAGGGTATGGTATACATTACCAAATCAATCTCAAGTTCCGGTTGATAATATCCCAACTACTCAAACATTACCAACATTCCCACCTCAACAAATTGCATTCATTGAATTAGGGGATTCACCTAATTTACAAGGAAATGGTTGGAGTTATTACAATATTAAAAAACCGGATGGAGGGTATATTACCTATCAATTAACAACTGAGAAACCATTTGAAGAACAAAAAGTTGTTAATAGTAGAATTTTAGATGCACAGACTTATGAAATTGTGAATTATGGAGGAAGTGGAGGTGCTTCAACCCAATACACTAATCTAATGACAGTTAATAAATTGGGTACTTTTAGATTACAAGTACAATATAAACCATATGGTAATACATCCCCAATTGGTGGTGAAATTTTAGTTCAAACCATAGTAAGTGATGTTTTCACTTTATAACATAACGATATATTTATAATAAAAACAATTTTATGAACATAAAATCAGCATTAGACAACTACCTTGGGAAATCAACAAGAGTTTCTCAAACAGATAACGGTGACGGAACACAACAAGTTTGTGATTTAGACACAGGGGATTGTTATACAATCAGAGAAAGAGATGGTCTTATTGAGAGAGCCGGACATCAAACAACTATCAATAGAAAAGTTAGAGTTGAGACGGCAGGAGGAATTAAACAATTATTAAACGGGTAATCAAAATGGCTTTAGATAAGAAATTAATACAAGAAATTGCAAGATATCACAATATCAATAACTATATTACAGAACAAGAGGCTGAGGTACCGGAAGACCCAACAGCGGGGTTAGAGGCGTTAACGCCACCACCGGCAGAGGGGGGAGAAGCACCTGCGGCACCAGCACCATCTGAAGCGGTACCACCACCAGCACCGGGAGACACTGCACCACAACCAATTGATGTTGCAAATGACCCTGATGTTGAAAAAATTGATGATGAAGGTACGTCTGAAGAAACAGGAAATGAAGATGAAGAATCTGAAGAGCTTGAAATAACTGATTTAGTTAATTCTCAAAAAAACATTGAAACAAAACAAGAAGAATATTTTGAAAACTTGTTTAATCAACTTTCTAATTTAGAGGCTAAATTGGGTGAGATGGATAATGTTATGAACAAATTAAACTCACTTGAAAGTAAAATTGAGAAGTATCGTGAAAAAACCCCTCAAGAAAAATTAGAGTTGAGAAGTTACGATTCATACCCTTTTAATCAAAAACTTTCACAATTCTTCGATGACAAACAAGAAGAGATGGAGAAAACAGGAAAAAATGATTATGTTTTAACCTCAGACGAAGTTGAAGATATTAATGTGAATGACATTAAAAATTCATTCCAACATGGTTCTCAGGAAGATGACAACAAAACATCATTCAAACGATAACAAAAAATTCAAAGGTGTCTTAACGGACACCTTTTTTTATTTGACTTCACTAGTTTTATCACCTATCTTTGTTGAACAATTTAACAACTTAATTTTATAACACATGAGTTCATTAGACGCCGTATTGGCACAGTACGAAAATTCAAAACAATCAGGGGGCGGGGCCCAAGGGAAAATGTCGCAAGACGAAAGAATGAAAAAATATTTTGCACTTATCTTAGGTGATAAGGAGCAATCTGGACAAAGAAGAGTTAGAATCTTACCTACGGGTGATGGTTCATCACCATTTAAAGAGGCTTGGTATCACGAGATTCAAGTTGGCGGACAATGGCAAAAATTCTACGACCCGGGAAAAAATGATAACGAACGTTCACCTTTAAATGAGGTTTATGAAGAGTTAATCTCAACCGGAAAAGAATCAGACAAACAATTGGCGGCTCAGTACCGTTCTCGTAAATTTTACATCGTAAAAGTGATTGACCGAGATAGAGAAGAAGACGGACCAAAATTTTGGAGATTCAAACACAACTACAAAAATGATGGTATCTTAGATAAAATCATTCCAATTTGGAGAAACAAAGGAGATATCACCGACGCTCAAATCGGTAGAGACTTAATCATTGAATTGACTAAAGCGAAAACTCCAAAAGGAAAAGAATACACAACTGTATCTACAATTATGTACGAAGACCAAGGTCCGGTACATACTGACCCGGCTCAAGCTAATGAGTGGATTACTGACGAATTAACTTGGTTAGACGTTTACTCTAAAAAACCGGTTGAATACCTTGAAGCAATTGCTCGTGGAGAAACTCCAAGATGGGATTCAGAAAAAGGTGGGTACCTTTACGAAAGTGATTCGGTAAATACAGAATCATTTGGTGGTGGAAAATCTCAATCTTCAGCACCGGTTGACCCTCAAGCGAACGACGTTCCGGACGAGGATTTACCTTTCTAATAAAAACTAATTAAACTTGGACATTTAGTCCGACTAAGTGTCCAAGTTTTAATAATATTATCATATGACGTTTAAAGAAGAAATTGACTTACAATTAAGAGACAATAAAATGTTATCTTATGAAATTCTAAGTCAACTAAAAGATAAGACATACTTCTCAGGGAGAAGTAAACAAATTGGTGATAGTGTTTTATTTGGGATGATTGATGAGGGAACTAATGAGGAAGGTATTGTCAGTAGTCGATTGATAACTTTTCATGAAGAAGAAATCAATGTGTTATATGAGGAAGATTCTTCAAAATACAATAGAAATAAAACAAACAAATTACCACACATAAAAAGAATAGAAAATGGCGATTAAGAAAAACGATTTCAAATCAATTAAAGATAAATTCTCAACATCTGCAAAGTACAAACCACAAAGATTTTTTGACTTAGGTCCGGACTTCTTGGATGCGGTGGGATTACCGGGACCGGCGATTGGACATTTAAATATGTTCTTGGGTCACTCAGATACAGGTAAAACAACTGCTCTTGTGAAAACTGCTGTGGATGCACAGAAAAAAGGAATTCTTCCAGTGTTTATCATTACGGAACAGAAATGGTCTTTTGAACACGCCAAGTTGATGGGGTTTGATTGTGAGGAAGTTGTTGATGAAGAAACGGGAGAATTGGAATGGGATGGTTTTTACATCTTCAATAACAATTTTGACTACATTGAACAGATTACAGATTACATCAATAATTTACTAGACGAACAAGAAAAAGGAAACTTGGATTATAGTTTATGTTTTATGTGGGATTCTGTTGGTTCAGTTCCTTGTAAGATGACTTATGAAGGTAAAGGTGGTAAACAACACAATGCATCCACGTTAGCGGATAAAATTGGTATGGGTATCAACCAAAGAATTTCAGGGTCTCGTAAAGCGGATTCAAAATATGAAAACACTTTAATTATTGTTAATCAACCATGGGTTGAATTACCGGATAATCCTTTTGGGCAACCGAAGATTAAGGCTAAAGGTGGAGAGGCGATTTGGTTAAATTCATCATTGGTTTATTTATTTGGAAACCAAAAAGGTGCTGGAACAACTAAGATTACCGCAACTAAAGACAAACGAACAATTAAGTTTGCATCAAGAACGAAAGTTTCAGTTATGAAGAATCACATCAATGGATTGGGTTATGATGATGGGAAGATTATTGTTACCCCTCACGGATTCATCGCCGGAAAAGATTCAACGGAAGAAAAAGCGTCGTTGGAAAAATACAAAAAAGAATATGCTGATTATTGGAAAGATATCATCGGAACCGATGGAGATTTCGATTTGACAGAAGAAAAAGAAGCTTAATATATTATTCACCTCTAAATCACCAATGTGATTAAAACATTATTAGTAGACGGGTCCAACTTAATGAAGATTGGGTTCCACGGAGTAAAAGACCTCTATAGTGACGGAAGTCACTTAGGGGCTATTTACCACTTTATCAACACCATTAGAAAATTCCTTGAGGAACATAACCACGATAAGGTTGTTGTTTTTTGGGATGCTGAAAATAGTTCTTCCACTCGGAAAGAATTATACCCACAATATAAAGGGAATAGAAAGAATGATATGAACGAGTATAAACTTGAATCATATCTTGAGCAAAATGCTCGTATTAAAGAATATCTTGAAGAGGTCTTTGTTAGACAAGTTGAGATGGTCTATAATGAGGCGGATGACCTTATTGCTTATTATTGTCAAAGAGCGGTTCATGAAGAAATCATCATATTTTCTTCAGATAAGGACCTTACACAACTTATCTCAGACAATGTGTCCGTTTACTCACCAAACTCAAAACAATACTTTAAAAAGGGTGATATGATTACCATTAATAAAGTTCAAATTCCACATTATAATGTGTTAACTTGTAAAATTCTTACAGGTGATAATTCTGATAATATTAATGGAATTGAAGGTTTAGGTGAAAAAACTTTGGTTAAATT